AGAAGAGCTACCTTGATGGTATCTGAATCCCAGTCAATTTCCTTATTGAGGGCTTGCTTTAAGAAGTTACCGTATAGTTTGCTTGGCATTATTCAGTTCCTCCTTATGCTGTCTTCTCAACGATTGCAAATGCGTCTGCATCGGCAACTGCGAAACCACGACGAATGCGGGTCTTGAGAAGAACGCCATCCTTTGTAAATTCTGCATCACGTGAGACAACAGACTCAACGCCACCACGAACACCGTTGATGAGCATCTGACGGTTTCCGACGATTAGCAATGGGTTTCCTGCTGGTGATGCGGAAGCTGCTGTTGAAACAGCTGCACCATAGGATACAACCAATGGATAGCCGAAGAGGCTTCCTGGTGTTCCAGCTAGAGGATCTGGTAGAACAAGGTCAGAGTTACCCTTGACCATTCCACGGATTTCCTTTAGCATCTTTGGATGCGCCATCCAGACTGTGTTAGCAGCATCAAACTTGCTTGAATCCTCAACGATACCTAATGCGTTGTTGAGATCATCATAAGACAATGCTCCACCAGTTGTGATTAGGTTTGTTGGGCTTTGTGCCATACCGATAAGGCGATATAGTGAGGTGTATGGAGCTGTATCAGTTCCATCAGCTGCAGTGCTTACGCCAAGGCAGGCATTGTCGAACTTACGAGCCCAACGGCTTGCCCACTCTCTGCGATATGTAGTTAGTACGTCTACGAGGTTATCATTTAGATCTTCCTCAGAGACATGGAAAATCTTTGCGAACTTACGTGCTGTAAGTACGATTTCGTCCAATGTAGCTGCTGCTTCTGGAATAGCTGCGCCTTCGGCGACAACCTCTGGAGCATCAGCAACAAAACGAGGGACGGACTTTGTGCGAGATGCCATGGCTTCACGACGAGCAAATGCTTCAACGCCAGAATTGGCGACGAGGTCCTGAATTACTGCAGAACCTTGCTCTTCGAGAATATATCCATTGGCTTCTGTAAAATCTGTTCTTGCCATGTTATTTCTCCTTGAATTAGTTAATTTGAACTATTGAAAATAGATTATCGTCCAATATATCTATGGTCGCAAGTCCAAACGTCCATTTGGAGGCTTGCATACCCTAATTATACATTATTAAATTAGATAAATCTATCTCCCAAGCGCTATTTTAGCTAGTTTTTCGCTTGTTGATATCTTTTTGTCTACTGGTGAAGCTTCTGCAGAGTCTGCTTTGCCTGCCACCAATAGTTTTGGATCAAATATTTCAGGAAAATCCTTCTTTATTCTATCCATTTGGTCATCAAAGCCTAATAAATTAAATTCATCATCAAATGACAATGCATCAAAGTTAATAAACTTTAATAATCTTTCGGAAGGCCCAACATACTGCTTGGCTACTTCTTGCAGCACTTTTTCTCTCAACAATTTGCCAGAGAATTTAGCAATTTGTTCCTGGGATTTCGTTATCTCTAATTCCAGGGCTTCCTTCTCTTCTCTAAATTGTTTTGCATCTTTTTTGGCACGATCAAGAGCGGCCAAGACAGCTGCTGGGTCTTTGATCTCTTCGGACGTACCATCCATCTGAGTTTCTTCCATTTATTTATCCTTCTTGTTGATTTCTTTCGGCTGCAGATTGTTCCATAGCCAAATTATTTGTATTTAATCCTGTTCCACGCAATGCTATTTCTGTAGGATTGCCTGTGGGATCTACAGAAGCTTCAGCAACCTGTGCTGCTATTTCTGCATCATATCCAAGCTCCAAAAGAATCTGTTCCAATGGCATTCCGACGCTCTTCTTGCGTACAGCAATATCCCATTGATCAACAGTATCAATTGTTTCTGGATTCTGCCAATCAATTTCTACTTCTGCTGAAATTCCTTCAACACGAAGCATGAATTTGAATAAATCTCTCCAAGTATTGCCAAATGCAAGCTGGCGGTTGAGAACCTTCTTAGTCAAAGGTGCCTCAGAGACACGAAGTGCCTCACCAGATGGAATATAGCTTCCCTTAGTGAAATAATGTGTTGGTGTTGATGTAATTGATGCCATTGCATTTACGAATTCCATTACTGGCTCTGTAAATGTCTTTGGATCTGCTGCTGGGAATTGTCCAACGCTGGACACACCCTGCAAATACCAGAGCTGTCCTGGGCCATTTTGTAATGCACCTAGGTTCTCTCTAGCAGTATCATCATCATTGAAATCTTCAAACTCAGATGAATTGCCACCATTAGACAAAGCATAGCGCTGTGGAGCACCCTGATAATCTACGGTGTACATATGAGTGTTGATTAATTTATTAATTGCATCCTGTGGGCCATAAGCATCATAGTGCTCAGGCTTTCCATAAGGCTTATGTGTGCGGAAATGGAAAACAGGAATTTCATTCCATGGATTTGCGACAGTTTCTATTAAACTCATATTAGGAACGGTTGTTAATATCTCCAAATCGCCTCTTCCTTCATACTTCTCAATTCTATCTGGATAATAAAGATTAATTTTGATTAATTTCTCATTATCATTCTCTACTTGCCACATTTTTGCTGCAAATGATTTAATTCTTGGATTTTCCTGATCATAAATAATTACAGTTGTAAGTGGAGAATTGTAATCAATTGCGACTTGACCAGTCATGTCTGGCCAAACAATTGCATATGTATCTCCATGAACCAATGCTGATCTATGAATTTCATTTATATCTATCTTTATATCTGTTTGATCAAATACACGATCAATAAAGCGGTTAGCCGCCTGTGTTGTTGCTTGGACTTGATTAATTTCAAGTCTATTTAATACAGAATCAACTACTGTTTTAGCAAAGTTGAATCTAAAATCTGCGTTTTCAAATCTAAATATTCTATTCCATCGTTGAGATTGAAATACTTCTGGCTGGTGGCCATCATAATATGCCTCCGCCTTTACATATGCATCTCTCTGGGCTAAAATATGATCAAAAGCTTTTTTTATGTCTGACATATTTATCTCCTAAGATAATTAAATTGTTTGGATAATACCTTTGGAGCTTTATTGTCCAAGAAGTAAAGTATCCCTGACACTACAGCATCAAGAACGTCATCATGGGAAATCTTTGGGAATGCCCACATTTGTTCCTCCAGCGCTGGGAAATGTGCAGTGTGGCGTATCTTTCCTTGCTGATAAAAGTTTAAGGCCTTACCAGCTCGTATCTGCTTTGACACAGATTGCTTTACAGATCTATATTTTACAGGAATATCTTTAAATACATCCTGCCATAGATCTCCACCTTGGTTCGTTTCAACATATATAACGCCTGGGTCATATATATCTACGAGTGCTGCCACTCGTTCTGCTAATTCGGATGGCGACACCTTCATCTGCAAGGCTTCTCGCACATAAATATTGTCATCATCACCTCTGGACAATACGGCAACGCCCGTATAGTCAGAAATCTTTGTCTTTGTTACTGCTGGGTCTATAGAAATAATTGTATTTCCATATTCTTCCAATTCATTCAAAATAATATCTTGTTCAGTCCAGAAATTACCATCTGCATTTACAGGTCTATTCATATAGTTCTTGGCAAAGTCACGCAGGTGTCTTTGGCTTAGCAACCAGTCTAGAGGCCACTTCTGAGGCCATACAGAGCGTTCTGAGCCATCATCAGCAGTCATGATGGCAGGGAAGTAGTGAACACGCACGTTCTGGTCTGTAATCCACTGTAGATCCTTATCTGTGTGTCCTTCAGCATGTTTTCTAAATTGATCCATCATTGAATTAGGCATAGTGGTAGTTCCCACAATAATCATACGAGCATATATATTCATAGGAGCAATATCATCAAAAACTGTATTTCTCTGTTGTCCTGCCTGATATTCAGAATAATTCTTCTCGCCTTTTTCTATATCATCAAGGATTATGAGGTCTGGTCTTTGGCCAAATACTTTTTTACCCAGAGAGTTGGTATCAATGCCATTAGCATCAAAGATAAAATCATTTGTCTGAACAATTCTCCAACTATTATTCGCAAGGGAACGCCCAGTGCTACCGACAATTTTAGGTGTACATAGTGCTGGGTAGTCTGCTTTAAGATATTCATTTGTATCCAATTCATTTTTAAATGTCATCAGATGTGTTTCTGCCTGACTAGCAGCATCAGAAAATGCAGCTACGAATTTAATATGACCATGGGCGGCGGCCCATAGTGGTAGTATCAAGAAGATCCATGTGGACTTGCCACATTCTCTAGGTGCAATAAATGCATCTCTATGTTGTTTAGGTCTAGTGGGTTTATTGATCCAAGTCTTTCCATATTCCGCCAAAGCCCAATGAAATTCAGATAAAGTGAGCTCGTCGTTTGCATTCTTTAAATGATGTGGCAAATATATAAGAGCAAATAGCATTGGATCAAATTTAGTAAGTTCAATTCTACCTTCAGAAAATGTTAATAGTTCTGGGTTTATATTTTCTAAATATGTTTCTAAGTCCAATTTACTCCTGTTGGTATATATATAGTTTTTACTGTAGAAATTTATTTACAGTAGCAAAAATACAAAATAAATTACAATTTGTCAATCGGGTGGTCTACTTTATCTTTAATTAAATTGTTTCTTGCTTTGGCTTCATTCAGCATATCTACGATTGCTAAATCTGTTCCATCTTTAGATCTATTTTCATTAATATTAGTAGACTTACCTTCAATTAGATTAATTGTTTGAATTGCTTTATGTATAGCATTTGATAGTTTGTTTATATCTTCTGACAAGAGATCATCTTCATATAATTTCTCCACCGCCCGATCTATTACAGCTTGGGCGGCAATAATCTTATCTTTATCTTTGTAAAAGATGTCTAATTGTTTAGCCATAACTGCTAATGTATTTGCGGTGGGAAGATCTAAAGATCTTTGTAGATAAAACTTCTTAGCAGTATGATAAGATTTAGGATATCCTAAATATCTCATAGCTGGACCAATTCCCATTTCATTTGCAGTTTCTATAAATTCTGATATTTGTTCTTCTGTAAATATTGGATATCCCATTATATTCTCCCTTGACATATATTGTCATATATGCCTATTGGCATAACATTTGACATTACGCACATGTATTTGATATTTTTAATAGATATATCAATCTTTTGTTCCACGTGAAACCTTCTTCTTATTCTTTTTATTCAAAGCCTTTACTGCCTTATATCCAACTGCTGGTCTTTCTCTTCTAATTCCATGCTTATTGGTATCTATAATCATTTTAGTCTGCATATATTGTGTCCAAGAACTGTTTTAAATTGCCATTTGGCTGAAATCCAAAGCTGAATTGCTTGGTGTTTATATCGTCATATATCTCTAGTGTCATAGATAATGTGCCATCTGGATGATAATGTAAGTCTTTAGCGTATGGGAATAATCTATTCCTTCCGCCCTGTGGGTTAAATAAATCTCTTTCATCCATTAAATACTGCAACCTCTCACTATATGCTAATTATACTACTATAAAAGAAAAGATGCCCTGGCGGAGTCAGAAGTCTCAATCGATCCAGGGCATCCCTATAGGGGGCAGGTGAGGAAAATGAATAACCTCACTAGCTATATTCTATCATCTTTTCCAATTAGGGTCAATAGATAAATACTCAGGCTTTATTGGAAAGTCCCAATCCTTCTTCATTTTCATCTGTCTATATATAAATCCCTCAAGGAATTTGTCTATGGCTTGGATTATTTCTTCATCTGACATAGACTGTACTTGATCCATATTATGTTCTTTCCAAAAGGATTTAATCATTAATGGTTCTTTGTAGGTAATACCTCTTGGTTCCACCGCCTTCATGTTATATGGCTTGCGTACCCGTTTTCTTTCACTTGGGCGAGGATGTTTAAGCAGATGATCTGGTAATTTCTTTCTACCTGGCATTGCGTCTCATCGATTCATATGTTCTTTGTCTCCAGCAAGGATTACAGTAAATATTATGCTTATCCAAACTGGTCGATTTCTTGCCAAATTGGCTTATAGGCTTTTCTACCTTACAAGTCCTGCAGACCTTCGATTGAGGCGCTGTACGGGCCTCTGAAGCCTTTCTAGAGGCATTGTAGGACTTGTAGTAAGCCTTCTGACAAGGTATACATTTATAGCCAAAGCCATCTTTTCTTTTAGAATCTTTATAAAATTCATCAAATGGCTTTTCTGTTTTACAAATTGTACAAATTTTCATCGTTGATTGAACCACTCTCCATTTTTTGTGGTCTTATCCTTATGACAAGGCCAGCATAATGTTTCTAAATTATCTGGATTATTATTAGATCTATTACCATCTTTATGATCAATATTTAGATTTTTAGTTGTCCCGCATTTTTCGCATTTATCTTTTCTATTTAATCTGGCTACGTATCTACAGTTAGAACATGAACTAGCCCAAACTGGAAATCCTTTTAATGTGTAATCTTTTCTCATTACTGGCTTACCGCAGCCACATAATGGTCTTTCTATTTCTTTAGTTCTTATTGCTGGCATCTTCCACCCACCCAATATCTTTTCCTGGTTCCAGCCAGCTACGAAGTGTGGCTTGGCTGTCTTGCATTATTTTAATCATTTCATCTAGCTTTTCTACCGCATTTTCTAAAGTCTCGATTGCTTCATCCAGCGGCGCCTTCGCTTTAATTTCTTTCTTCATCTCCATCCTTCCCACGGCGTGGCGGCGGCCTGTGCTTTAAAAGAAACCAAAGAGGGAGTGTCACTCTGGTGATATTCTTCTATTTTAATATCTTCCTTTGGTATCTTTTTATTTTTATTATTAATATATTCATTGTTATAGTCATTGTTAATTTCATTGTTATATTCATTGTTAGTTGCTCCCACAGCGCATGGTGTGTAGTCACATGGACCATCCCACCTGCGCTCTATGATTAGCCACCCTGTCTGTGTGAGTACTCTCTTCGCTCTGACTATAGTCGATATGCTTAGGCTGGTCTCTCTGCTTAGGGTGGAATTACTAGGAAAAGCTGGTATTTGCTCTTTCCAGTTATAATGATAAGATATGGCTAATGCCACTAGTTTTTGATTTGCTGTTAAATTAGATGCATAAATTGCATCTCTGTATGTAAAGTAGTCCATTTGTAAATCATACTAAATGTTGTTTCCTATGTCAACCCTACTTAATCAAATGATCGTATAGATTATTAACTCTTTCTTCTAATCTATTTAATTGGTCTTTCAAGGAACTGCCGCCATTTGGGCGTAATTCTTTTTTAATCCTTGTCTCAATATATGAGATTAAAGTAATTATAGATAAGATTGATGCTAATAGTTCCATTATAGTGAATCAAATGCCTCATCTATATATTCTTGTCTCAAAGTTTCAATCATATTTAATTGATTTTGAGAA